CGGCTTTTGGCTACGATGCCAAAGAATCGTATGTAAATCTGCTTGGTCAATGGGGTATGCTAATAATGAGTGCGTATTTCGGTGGCCGTACCTTAGAAAAAATCATGGATATGAGGGCTAAAAAAGATGAATCTAAGTGAACATTTTACCCTTGACGAACTAACCCATACGGATCACCGCCAGTTTGACAATACGCCAAACGCCTTAGAAATGGCTAACCTTGTGCGCCTAGCTGCGTTCCTAGAAGAAGTTAAAACGGTACTAGGTGGCAAGCCAATCATGGTTAATTCAGCATTCCGTTGCAAACAGGTAAATGATGCGGTAGGATCAAAGGACACTAGCCAGCATCGGATTGGTTGTGCAGCAGACATTAGAGTACCAAGCATGACCCCCGATGAAGTCGTTAAGGCTGTTATTGCATCGGGGATTGGATATGACCAAATTATTCGAGAATTTGACCGCTGGACACATATTTCTGTGCCTAATATTGCTGGGGGTAATCCTCGCAGACAGTCTTTGATTATTGATAAAACGGGTACTCGGCCATACGCTTAAAACACATCCCGTAAATCTACAAATTTCCACAATTTTGTAGGTACATCGTAGAAATATTCATCTTTGGCAACTGCCTTATTTGGCACTTCTATTAACGGGCAGTCTTTAATCTTGGATGCCCTCATCCAGTAAGCGTGTGTATAGCCACGAGTTACAACATACATGGTAGTACGAGGGTTGGTAAACAGCTTTTCCTTGCGCTGGGCAATGTGGATGGTTTCGTAAGGACAGAAGTCCATGCCCCAATCCCGTACTTCTACTTCCCCATATCCAATATGCTGCCCGTAACGGCTCAAAACGAGGTCTACAGCGTATTTATCAGGGTTGGGTAAGGCATCAACATGGTGAACCGTTTTAAGCCAGCCAGCGACCGCATTACGAGCAGGTGGATCACACGCATCATGTAGCCGCTGGTCAAATTGCTTGTACTTCATTTCACGCTGTTAAATAGATAGCCACGAAAAAAAAAATTGACATGGCTAAACCCAGCAAAGCACCTAAGATAATGTCTTTCATGCGTCATTCCTCGACACATAGGCTTCTTGAACGCTATTCTCAAACTTAGCCCAGCCGCCTAATCCGTGAATCATCTCTAGTACGCTGGTTTCGGTATCGGCAATGCAGACATCTTCAATGTCAATGCCGCCAATGTAGCCTACATTGGGTTCGTCTTTATCAACGCTGCCGTACACATCAAGGTATGTGTCACCGCAATACAGGGAAACTACATAATTATTTAACTTAGCCATTTTTCTATTCCTTTTCTATATCACTCCCCAATGGAGTAATGACAGAATAATTAAGATTGCTTAACTTGTAAAGGATTATTTTGCATAAAAACAACAGGGCAGTATTTGGCAGTTACTAGCAATGGGCAAGAAAGCCGCAAAACTACCCAATTACTGCATCCTACTATGGCGGCTTAACGCCCTAAGAATAGTTGGGGTACTCACAGCCCTTTATGTGAAGCGTACCTGCTTTCCCCCGTTCCCGTGAAGGAACTACCATTATATTCCGTTCTTGATTTGGTAAACACGCAGCAAATGTTCAAAGCACTCCCAGCCTTTTTGAAGCCGATCCTGCTCGATTTCAATGAGTTTTACCTGATTGGTAAGCGCATTGACAAACACTATGGCGCATCTAGCTGCTGGAACGCCTAGGCCCTCACGGTAAGCCGCCAATTGCATCTCATGTTCAAAATAAACATCGACTTTGGTAAGGTCGGTATCTTTAGTCTTGAAATCAACAATAAATCCACCACCCTCACCGTTGACTGGTTTAGCCATCAGGTCGCATTTGCCACCAAACCCTAGCGGATGCCCAAACGACTTCTCTGAGAGCCATAGCTGGCTTCCAAACGCATCCTGCAAGGCTTTATCAATCGCATCCAAGTACGGTGGCTTTTCAGGCATATACACTTGGTCAAAATACGCCTCAATTACCGCATGAATAGCCGTACCCCGTTCAGCAGCCTCACGACCCGTAGCCTTGGAATCCTGCATTACCCTAGCCAACCAATCGGCTTCAGGTTCGTCAGGCAATCTAGGCAGAGTTAGGGCGGCTAAAAGGACTTGCTGCTGTTTCCATGTATCAAGCCCTGCTTTCGATAACATTCCGTTAATTGTTGTAACACTTGGCAGAAGTCCGAGTTTCCGTGCGTCACGAAGCGTGGTTGCCCGTTCACCAGTCTTGCCGATGGTTGTATAGGCTGGAGTGCCGTCTTTGGTGTACCAATGACCATTTTCTGTCACCTTTTCTTTAACTATCATGTTGGCCTCAGAACGGAATATCGTTCAAGTTATCGTCTTCAATCTTAGGCGCAGCAGCTTCACGCTGTTTCTGACCTCGCCATTCGCTACTTTCTGCAATCTTTTCTTTGTAATACTTAGGCAAACTGTCGTACTTAGCTTGGTCAAACTCAGCCAGCCAAAAGTGATTAGTTGGGTTGATGCCTTCAGGCTGGGCATTACGCAGGGCAGACGGTACTGGGCTGATACCGCTGATGTTAGCGTACTTGCCATCTTCACTATGCGTGATATTAACCATGCAGAACTTGCCCAGTAAGCCTTTTAGGTCAAAGTTCTTGCGATCTTCCGCAGTCATCTTTTTATTTGACCAGCTTTCTAGGTCTTGACGAAGCCGTGCTTGATCGCCAAGGCTAACGGTATAACGCTTAGATACAATCAAAGGTTTACCGTCATCGGTCTTTAGCGGCTGACCAGCATCATCATCACCATGCAATTCCCAAGTAAACACAACCTTGTGCATGATCTTGGTTTCGCCAGCCCATTCGGTAGCTTGGTGGCCCAAGTCAATGATGGAGTAAAGGCGGGCCATATGTAAGCCAGCAGGGGCAATCTTAAAGTCTTTTTGGGTGTCAGTAATAATCATTTGTTTGCTCCAAAGGTTGTACCGAAGTCATCGAATACAGCTTTGAGAACTTGGTTTGGTTTGTGTTTTACAGGGAAGCCACAGCAATGGCGTAGTAGGTCTACTTGACGCTCGGTAAGAAGTACACCATCTTCCAAGTCTTTAAATACTTCATCTAACTCAAATTCCATTTGAACTTGGTCAGCTAACTGCTGGTCATAATCACTCATTTTTTACTCTTTCTCACCCGCTTGGGTAGTTATCACGGCACATACCGTACTTAGATATTAAGATAACTTAAACCACAAGTCAACAGGTATTTGCAAAAAAGATACAAATAAGTTAAGATAACTAAACTATGAACGCAGCAGCAATTATCAAATTACTTGGTGGCCCAACCCGTATAAGCAAGCTGGTCGGGGTATCTGTACCTGCCGTATCTATGTGGCAGAACGGGGATATTCCGCAAGATAAGCTGGTGATCCTAGCTGCAACGCTGGAAAAAGAATCACACGGGCTAATTACCCGTAAAACCTTATTTCCACACAACCATAAATTAATTTGGCCTGAGTTGGAATAATTTTGTTATACTTGTTTCGTCAGGCGTGGAAACTTGGCGAAATATAAGGCTCTATTCACATGGGCTGGAATGACACAATTTATGTTGTATTTTGTCAATCCTTCCACGCCCCAGCCCAGTTGAATAGAGCTTTTTTCATTTGTGCTGGCGTAACGAACGGGTTACCGAGTGTCGCAAAATGCCAGCGAAATAGGCTAGATGGGGTAGAGGTCTGTTAGAGAATGAACAGAAGCGAGGGTCGACACCTGCGATACCCCCAAGTAATCGGTTCTAGCCGACTTGGACAGCCTTGCAACGGCATACATCACTAGAATAAAACCCACATCGGTGGTTGGTCGTTCTATGGAGAAATGAAATGCTTGAAAACCTAGATTTGCAAGAAACCCCATTACCTAAAAGCCTAGATCGGTGGAATAACTACAATCTGCTTGAAACCTACAACTACACAAAACGCCCCGATTTAAAGGCTTTTATTGCAAGTGAATTTTGGTGGCGGTCTGAGATGTTGCAAATTAGCGACACTAGGGGAAACTACTTAGTAAATAGTGCTTGCAATAGTTAAGTTATCTTAATAAACTGGTGTTACTTAATAACGAGTGAGATAGAAAAGGAAAACAAAATGAAAAACAAACCAGTTTTTGAACACACAGAATGTAACCGTTGTTTAGGTTCAGGCTTTTATTGCATAGGCACTTGCTTTGGCTGTAATGGCTCAGGTTTTAAATTAACAAAGCGTGGTTATGCTGCACAAATTTACCTTAACAATATGCGTATGCGCCCTGCTGAAGAATTTAAAGCTGGTGACTTAATTTTGTTTCAAGGCTTTAATGCTGGTTCACACAGCCAAAAGTCTAAATTCCACCGTGTAGAAAAAGTAGAACAAATGGCAGCCCGTGATGCTGGTTACATTAGCAACCCTGATGCTTTAGTAGTAAAAATTACCTGCAATGGTATGTCTTTTGTAGGTTTTGCAGGCGCAAGCCAGTACCGTGTTGGCTTTACCAATGAAGAAAAACAGGCCCAAATTGCAGATGCCCTTGCATATCAAGCAAAATTAACCAAAATGGGCAAAGTTAGCAAAAAAGCAGATTAATTAACCCGCCCCTACGGGGGGCTACTTTTTGAAAAGTGAGATAGACATGAAAGATTTATTAGGTGCTTGCATATTAGGTGCAATTATTGGTGCGATGTTTGCTTATGGCGTTCCTGCACACGCCCAAACTTATGTGATTACAAACCCACAGGGTCAGGTTACTGGCTACATCCAACAAAATGGCAATACGGTCAATGTATTAACCTCGCAAGGCAATACGGTAGGTCAACCATTGACGGTTTACCCCACACAGATCGTAACACCACAAGGGTCAGCTATTGGTATTCCCCAATACACCGTACCAATGACACCCCCCAACTCACCAAGTGTACGGGTGATGCAATGATAGAAACCATAGTTATTGTTTTTTCTATCGGGGTGTTTTCTATATTTGCAACCCTGATGTTAATGGCTGGAATACTACTTTTTTGGATATGGAATGACTGAAAAACGCTACTGTACAAGCTGTCAAGTTATGCGCCCAGCAGACTACGGCAAGATGATTAAAACAAGCAAGGTAACACGCTGGAAATGCACCGCTTGTTTTGAACGGATCAACATACCAAGATACAAAAGTAAGGTGATCAAATGAACTTTGCTGATTTTTATGCCCTATATCCTCGCAAAATGGGCCGTAAGGAAGCAGAACGAAGCTGGAATAGGCTAACCCCTATACAGCAGCAAGAATGCCTTGAAGCCATGCCTAATTACATTAAGTATTGGAAGGTGAAGGAAACGGCTAAAGACTTTATACCCTACCCTGCTACCTTTTTAAACCAAGAACGCTGGACTGACGAACTTGACATTGAACCTATTGTTAGCAAAAAGCCCGAACTTCCGTTTTACGCTACTGAAGAATTGACCTTAAAAAAGGCCCAAGAAGTAGGCGTTACGCCTTACGCTGGCGAAGGTTGGCAACAGTTACGGGCTAGGATTAGCCAAAGAATTAAGCAGTTAGATGAACAAGCATAAAGATCGTATTGAATATTTGGCCCAGTCTTACATAGCCATTGCCAAGCGTTACCGCAACTGGGAACTGGTTAAAGAACTTATTGAACGCAATAAAGATACAGAAGCGGATGTAAAAAAACGAATAAAGGAAATATTAGGAAAATGACAGAATACGATCCACACGAAGCAATCAATTACATATACACACACGCACCAAAGTACGCAGAGGCTAAAGGGCAACTGGCACAGCTAGAAGCCTACAAGTCAAGCCTAAAGTCCATTATGATGAAGAAGTCTAATGAGCAAAGCCTTGGAGGTCAGGAGCGTGAAGCCTATTCAAGCCAAGAGTATCAAGACTTGTGCGTTGCAATTGGAGCAGCCACAGAGCAAGCAGAAACCCTAAAATGGCAGATTACAGCCGCTACAATGCGCTTTGATGCTTGGCGCACAGAACAGGCCAGCAACCGTAACTTAGAAAAGATGACACGATGATTAACCTAGCTGAAGAATTACTTATACTTAAATCACTTGTAAAAATGTACGAAACAGCACTTGCCCAAAACGACAAAGTGCTTATTATGGAAATTGCAGTAGATATTGCAGAATCAGCAGAAAAACTAGAACAACGCAGCGTAGACAATGCCAACAGCTAAATGCCCACAAAAGCCCAAAAAGAAACCTACCGAAAAATTGCTGAACTGGGATGCTCACTATGTAGGCATCTCGGCTCTGAGGGAACGCCAGCGGAACTCCATCACATTAGAAGAGGTGGTAGACGAAGCGATGCGCCTGTTATCCCCCTCTGCACCTATCATCACAGAGGATCAAATACCTCAATTCACGAAATGGGCCGCAAGCGATTTGAACGGGAATATGGCATATCTGAAGAGCAGCTACTTGAGCAAACCTTGGATTTAATCGGTGAATGATCCCTTTAAAATAATAGAACCAACCGTTATTAGCTTTAGCGGTGGTCGTACATCGGGTTATATGCTTTGGCGCATATTACAGTCAAATAACGGGTTACCTGAAGATGCTATTGTTACTTTTGCCAATACTGGCAAGGAAGAAGAAGCAACTTTAGAGTTTGTACGAGATTGCCAAGCTAACTGGAATGTGCCAATTACATGGCTTGAATATACTTTTGATGACCCAAAATGGAAGTTAATTGATTTTGATACAGCCAGCCGCAATGGTGAGCCATTTGAAGCGTTAATTACTAAAAAAAGCTATTTACCTAACCCAGTCACACGGTTTTGCACGGCAGAACTGAAAATACGCACAATTCACAGGTATTTAAAACATTTAGGCTGGAAACACAATGAAAATATGGATTGGGTAGGTATTCGTGCTGATGAGCCTAGACGAGCCATGAAAATGGCTAGGGAACGAGTGCCGCTTTACACCGCTGGTATTACGGCTGGAGATGTAGGACAATTTTGGAAAGAACAATCATTTGACCTTGGTTTGCCAAATTTTAACGGCAAGACCTATCACGGTAACTGTGATTTGTGCTTTTTAAAGGGTTACCCACAAACATTAAGCCTGATTGCAGAAAAGCCTGAACGAGCGATTTGGTGGGCTAAACAAGAAGCTAGAATCCACTCATCAGGCAAATTTCAAGGCGATGGTGCAAGTTTTAGAAAAGATAGGCCAAGTTATCAAAAAATGATGGATTACGCTGCCGACCAAGCTGATATGTTTGAAACAGACGAAGAAACAATTGCTTGTTTTTGCGGAGATTAAATGATCGTACTTAACCTGCCATTGCCGCCCAGCGTAAACAGCTACCGCACCATTTTCCGCAACAGAATGGGTATAAGCAAGGCTGGGAAGGAGTTTAAAGCGCAGGTTAGCGATTATGTGGTTGAGTACCGTGTGCCCAAGCTAGGTAATGCACGGCTAGAGATGAAGGTAGTCCTATACCCCCGTGACCGCAGGAAGCAAGACATTGACAATCGCATAAAGGCCCTATGGGATGCACTAAGCGATGCAGGCGTATTTGACGATGACGAACAAATAGACATTTTATTGATCGAGCGTGGCGAAATAAAAAAAGGTGGCGGTTGCTTGGTATGTATTGATATTCTTGATAAAATAGAGGAAACTACCCCCATAACATAAGGATTTGTATGGAAAATTGCGCTTTATTCCTAGCAACAATGCTTCATTCAGCGACTAACACCCATTTTTTCCATTGGTCTACTGATTCTTACGCCAAACATATTGCTTTAGCCGAGTATTACGACAGTATCGTTGATCTGACCGACACCTTTGCTGAATCTTATATGGGCAAATACGGCAAGTTCACCAGCTTCCCAAGCGTGTACCACCAGCCTAAAGACCCAATCCGCTACCTAGAATCTTTGCAAAGTTTCGTTAAAGAAGCCCGCCAAGACCTGCCGCAAGACAGCGAACTACAGAACATCATTGATGAGATTGCAGACCTTATCAACACCACCACTTACAAACTTAAGTTCTTGAAATAAAAGGATATTTATGCCACTCGTCAAATCAGGTAGCGCAGAAGCAGTCGGTAAAAATTACGACAAAGAGCGTCAATCAGGCAAATCTAAGAAACAAAGTCTAGCGATTGCCTTGTCAGTACAACGGGAAAACGCCAAAGGTAGCCGCAAAGCCAAGCTAGAAGATGCCTACGCTAAGTACATCGAAGAAAAAGCATGAGTAGACGGGATGACATTCGTGCCGCAGTAGAAAAGCACGATAAGCCTATTGCCAAGACAACTAAAGGCAAAGGGCGTCATTACCAATCAGTAGAAGAAGGCGCAGGTATGACCGCAGCAGGGCGCAAAGCATACAACGCCAAGAACAACGCTAATTTACAAGCACCACAGTCTAGTGGCCCAAGACACGATAGCTTCTGTGCAAGGTCAGCAGGATGGACTGGGGAACGGGGAAAAGCAGCAAGAGCAAGGTGGAAATGCTAATGAAAAACGGACTATACGCAAATATTCACGCTAAACGGGAACGCATTAAGGCTGGTTCGGGCGAAAAGATGGCTAAAAAAGGCGCAGAAGGCAGACCCAGCGCACAAGACTTTAAAGATGCCGCTAAGACTGCTAAACCACAAAGCCGTAAAGACATGATTCGTGACAAGATGAAGGATATGTAATGACACCAATTACCCCTATGAGCCGCAAATACAAAAAAGAAGATGCCATGCTGCGCCCACAGCATGAATCTACCCTTGAAAAGCAACAGCGTTTGCGTTTAGAGCGCAGAGCCGCCATTGCCAACAAACTTAAAGACCTAGATAAAGAGGTCAAATAGTAGTAGAATTAAGCATCATTAACTAACTACTTGGTTAAATATGCAAATAAAAGAAGTCGCTGTAAATAAGCTAATTCCTTACGCAAAGAACAGCAGAACCCACAGCCCTGAACAAGTAGGGCAAATTGCCGCCAGCATTAAAGAATTTGGTTTCAGAAACCCTATATTGGTAGACGGGGTCGGCATTATTGCTGGGCATGGCAGATTAATGGCCGCCCAAAAGCTAGGGCTAGACAAAGTACCCACAATTGATTGCTCAGATATGACTGAAAGCCAAAAGAAGGCTTACATCATTGCTGACAATAAGCTGGCTATGAATGCAGGGTGGGACACAGCAATGCTATCGATTGAGATGAAAGACCTAGAAGATGAAGGTTTTGATCTAACGCTTACAGGCTTTGATGATAAAGAACTTGATGCTTTACTAAATGTAATCGAAGGTACAGATGGCTTAACAGATGAAGATGCTGTGCCTGATGTACCTGAAGAACCAAAAACCAAGCTAGGCGATATATATATCCTTGGAAATCATAGACTTATGTGCGGTGATAGTACCAGCATTGATGCGGTAGATAACCTAATGGATGGTCAAAAGGCAGATATGGTGTTTACTGACCCCCCATATGGAATGAGTTATGGTGGCGGTAGGGCTGGGGCAATAGGCAGTAATGATGGAACAGTTAAAAAATTTGGTGTTATTAAAAATGATGACAAAACTGGCGATGATTTAATACAGCTAATTAGGGATGCTTTGGCATCAGCCGTTGCTACTACTAAGGCTGGCGCATCATTTTATGTATGTTTTCCGTGGAGAACATATAGCGAATTTGAAGCGGCTATGAACCAATGTGGCTTAAAAACATCAGCTTGCATAGTTTGGGATAAAAAATCAATTGGGCTAGGGTTATCCAATTACAGGCCACAGCATGAGTTTATTTTTTACTCTAAAGGCGATTCTTGGTATGGAGATAAGGCTCAATCTGATATTTGGTACATGAGTAGAGGTGCTACTGGTAAATATGTACATCCTACACAAAAGCCCGTTGAACTTGTAGAAAAAGCAATTATTAACAGTAGTAAGGCAGGCGATGTTATTTTGGATGTTTTTGGTGGTAGCGGTAGCACTATGCTTGCTGCTGAAAAAATAGGCAGACACGCTAGAGTTATGGAATTAGACCCTAAATACTGCGATGTAATAGTTAAGCGTTGGGAAGATTTCACAGGCAAACAAGCTGTTTTAGCGGAGTTATAAAAATGGCTGAAAAAGGCAGACCCCCACACAAACCTACAAAAGACACCCAAGAGCAGGTTAAACGCCTTTCTGCCCTAGGCTGCCCCCATGAGGACATTGCAACAAGGCTAAAGATTAGTGCCGATACCTTGGTTAAGTATTACAAGGATGAATTAGACGAAGGGCGTATAGACGCTAACGCTGCCATTGCAGGTACATTGTTTAGCCAAGCCAAAAAGGGCAATACGGCTGCGGCTATCTTTTGGCTAAAGACACGGGCAAGATGGAAAGAAACGCAAGTGAACGAGGTTACTGGCAGCAACGGTGGTGAACTAAGAATCTCATGGGCAGATGAGTAAGGACATAAAGCTAAAATACCGCCCTAGAAGCGTTTTTGAGGACTACCACAGCCGTAAAGAACGCTGGGCAGTAATCGTGGCTCACAGGCGTTGTGGCAAGACCGTAGCGTGTATTAACGACCTAATCGTCAAAGCCCTGCTAGAAAACAAGCCACACGCCCAATACGCCTACATTGCCCCGTATTACAGTCAGGCTAAATCAGTTGCTTGGCGGTACTTGGAACGCTTTTCCGAGCCTGTATTAGCAAAATCCAACCAATCTGAGTTATGGGTTGAACTGGTCAATGGCGCACGGATTAGGCTATTTGGCGCAGATAACCCTGATTCTTTGCGTGGAAACTTCTTGGATGGCGTAGTTTTAGACGAAATGGCTGATATGAAACCATCGTTATGGGGTGAGATTATTAGGCCATTATTGGCAGACCGCCTTGGCTGGGCCACATTCATTGGGACACCAAAGGGGCATAACGCCTTTTACGATATATACAACGAGGCCACTAAAAAGCCCAATTGGTATGTAAAAGTGCTACGGGCAGACCAAACCAACCTGCTGGCGCAGTCAGAATTAGACGATGCCAAGGCTTCTATGTCAGATAACCAGTACGAGCAAGAGTTTCTTTGTAGCTTTGAAGCTGCCATTCTTGGGGCGTTTTATGGTCAGGAAATGCGTAGACTTACCGATCTTGAGCGCATTACCACCGTAGACTATGACCCGATGTTCCCTTGCCATACTGCTTGGGACTTAGGCTTTAACGACAGCACAAGTATTTGGTGGTTTCAGGTGGTTTATGGGGAGATACGGGTACTCGATCACCATTCCAGCAACGGTCAAGCCATACCGTTTTACACCATGCTATTGCAGCAAAAAGAGGATGAGTTTGGGTACAAATATGGCTACCATTACCTGCCCCATGACGCTAGAGCAAAAACACTAGCAAGCGGTGGAAAGAGCATAATCGAGCAGATTTCTGCAAAAATTGACATAAAACATCTAAAAATCGTACCAAATCTGTCATTACAAGACGGAATACAAGCAACACGACTTGCATTAACTCGTGCTTGGTTTGATAATAGATGTGAAGAAGGAATCGAATGTTTGCGTCAATATCAACGAGAGTGGGATGATGATAAAAAAGTATTTAGGGATCGCCCTAAACATGATTGGACAAGCCACTCAGCGGATGCGTTCCGCTATCTCAGCATTGTATGGAAAGACGAGGATAGCCCTATCCTGTCGGATTCAAGAGTTAAAGGCCTTCATGTCGGGCAAACGGATGTAACCCTAAACGAAATGTGGAAATCTACCCCCAAAATCACGAATACTAGGATATAAGCATGGATCACACTTACGAAGATTGGTATAACTGCATCGCTCAATACGAGCGTACATTTAAAGAATGGGAAGGTCGTGCCGATAAGATCGTTAAGCGTTACCGTGACGAATCCCGTAGCCGCAACAACCCACAGGCTAAGTTCAATATTCTGTGGAGCAATGTACAAACCATTACCCCAGCGGTATTTGCAAGACTGCCAAGACCTGATGTAAGCCGTAGATTTCGTGATAACGACCCAATTGGTCGTGTTGCTTCTATGATGCTTGAACGGGCATTAGAGTACGAAATTGAGCATTATCAAGACTATGCCAGCGCAATGAAGCAATGCGTTCAAGACCGTTTACTTGGTGGGCGTGGTACAGCTTGGGTGCGTTATGAGCCACATATTGTTGGTCAAGCTGCTGGAATGGGAGAAGGTGCGCCCGATGATGGATTTCAAGTTACTGAAGATACAGACGAAGCAGAAACAGAAGGCGGCATTTACCGTGAAGATCAAGAGCGCATCGAGTATGAGTGCGCCCCTGTTGACTATGTTTACTGGCGTGACTTTGGATTGACAACTGCCCGTACATGGGAAGAAGTCACCGCAGTATGGCGCAAAGTTTACATGGAGCGAGCAGCCCTTGTAGAACGCTTTGGCGAGGAACTAGGCGGCAAGATACCGTTAGATACCAAGCCTGAAACATCCAAGTCGTTTAATGAAAAGATGGGTGAAGGTTCACGGGAAGCCCTGATCTATGAGATTTGGGATAAAGCTACAGGCCAAGTGATTTGGCTATCCAAGTCAATGGGTAAGATTCTTGATACCCGTGACGATCCATTACAGCTTGAGAACTTTTGGCCTTGCCCAAAACCCATGTTCTCTACCCTTACAACAGACAGCCTAATTCCTGTTCCTGACTATGTTCTATACCAAGACCAAGCAAGACAGCTAGACACGCTGGCAGACCGTATAGACGGGTTTATACAAGCACTTAAAGTACGGGGTGTTTACGATGCGGCAGAGCCAAGCCTTGCCCGTTTGTTTACCGAAGGCGAGAACAACGCATTGCTGCCAGTTAAGAACTATGCGGCATTTAGCGAAAAAGGTGGATTACAAGGGGCTATTAACCTTGTAGATATTCGCCCAATTGCTGAAGGCTTAAACATGGCTTATCAGGCTATGGAGCAGGTCAAAGGTCAGATTTACGAGATCATGGGCATTGCTGATATACAGCGTGGTCAGACCGATCCGAATGAAACCCTTGGCGCACAGATTATCAAGTCAAACAATGCTTCAGGGCGTTTAAAGACTATGCAACATGAGGTAGTGAACTTTGCTACCGCCTTATTGCAGATCAAAGCGCAGATTATTTGCCAGCACTTTACCGATGACACTATTGTTAAGATCAGCGGTGCAATGCAATTATCCCCGCAAGATCAAGCACTTATCCCACAAGCATTGCAACTTTTGAAAGACGAACCCGCTAAGAACTTCCGTATTGAAGTCACTAGCGATTCCATGATCTATCAGGATGAGCAACAAGAAAAACAGGATCGTGTAGAGTTCCTAACCGCAGTCAGCCAGTTTATGCAAACAGCCTTGCCAGCAGCGCAAGCCGCACCTGAACTTACCCCATTGCTTATGGAGATGCTCAAGTTTGGCGTAACCGCATTTAAGGCTGGTAAAGGCATGGAAGGTTTGATTGACGAAACAGCAGATAAGTTCCGTCAACAAGCTAAAGACCAAGAAGGACAACCAAAGCCACCATCACCTGAACAACAGAAGATGCAGATGCAAATGCAAATTGAGCAAGCCAAAATACAGGCAGAGCAACAAAAAATGCAGATGCAGCAGCAAATTGAGCAAGCTAAGTTACAAGGTCAAATGGAACTTGAGAAGGCTAAACAAGAGTACCAAGCGCAAGAGAATCAGCTTAAATTCCAGTTGGAAGATCAGCGTAACCGTGAGCAGATGCAGATGGAAATGGACTTGGAGCAGACCAAGATGGATTCCAGCAATAATAAAGAACTCTTGCTTGCTTACCTTAACAATGCTGCCAAGATTGAAACCACTCGCATCACACAAGGTTTAGATACTGGCGAAGCGGCTTATGCTGATAATGTACAGATGGCTAATATTTTGCAAGATCAATTAGGATATTCAGACATGAAAAACCACCCATTACAACCTGCAATTGAGAATATGTACAACAGCAACCAGCAGTTAGCACAAATGCTATCTATGCTGCTGGATAAACTTAACCAACCTAAGACTGTGATTCGTGGCCCTGACGGTAAAATTGCTGGGGTTCAATAATGGCTATAACAGTCAAGCATTTAAAGACTTCAGCAATTCCTGATGCTGGAGATGCAACCTTAGTTCAGCCATCGGATTGGAACGCTGACCATACGCTAACGGGTACTGTCCCTGTAGCTAATGGCGGTACAGGCGCAGCAACCCTAACTGGTTATGTAAAGGGTAACGGCACAGCAAATATGACTGCTGCCACTACTATTCCAAATACGGACATTACTGGCTTGGGATCAATGTCTACCCAAAACAGTAATAACATATCTGTTACTGGTGGCTCAATTAGCGGAACAACGGTATCAGGGTATATACCTACTACAGAAAAAGCAGCCGCACTTGGTGTAGCAACCTTAGATGCTGGCGGCACAGTACCACTTTCACAAATACCTGCAAGCATTCAGGGGGGAGTAAGTTATCAAGGCACATGGAACGCATCGACTAACACGCCTACGCTCACAAATGGAGTTGGTGTTAAAGGCTATTACTATGTTGTTAGCGTGGCTGGCAACACTAATCTTGATGGCATTACTTCGTGGAATGTGGGCGATTGGGCTATTTTTAATGGCACGGTTTGGCAAAAAGTAGATAACACGGATGCCGTAACTTCTGTCAACGGATACACAGGTACAGTCGTTTTAACTACTACGGATGTAGCTGAAGGCACAAATCAATACTTTACAACCGCTAGGGCTAGAACTTCTGTAAGTGCTGGCACAGGTATTAGTTATGACAATACGACAGGCGTAATTACGAACAGCAACCCCAGTTTAGGTGGTGATGTAGTTGGCCCTGCATCTAGCACAGACAATGCAGTAGCCCGTTTTGACACCACTACAGGCAAATTGCTGCAAAACAGCGTAGTAACAGTAGGTGATACAGGGGCTATTGCTGGAGTTTTATCCATAACAGACCCTAATTTTGTAGACTTTAATACTGGTTATACAACCCCAGTTACGCAAGGTCAGCTAGGGTGGGATGGAACATACAATTCATTATCCCTTGGAATGATAGGTGGCAATGTAATTCAGCATATTGGTGAAGATACATATATTTATGTAAAAGCTAGTGCGGCAATTACTAAGGGTCAAGTAGTAATGTTTACTGGCGCAGTCGGTGCTAGTGGTGTAGCAACAGCAGCACCATCAACAGGAGTTACAAACGGGCAAACAATTATTGGCGTTGCCGCAGAAAACATAGCTTTAAACGGTTTTGGTTTAATTCAAACTTTTGGAGAATTGCGAAATATCAATACTTCAGCTTTTGCTGATGGGGACATTCTTTATTACAATTCAGCCGTAACTGGCGGTTTTACAACAACTTACCCTGCTAGTGGGCCAATTGTTATTGTTGCCGCAGTATTAAATGGCGGTAGCGCAGGTGGCGGTGTATTAACAATTAGGGTGTCGGTAACCCAAAGAATTACAGCTTCAACTGGTATTTCTGTATCGCAAACTTCTACTGGAACAAGCGTTACTAATACAGGCGTTACTTCTGCGGTAGCTGGCACAGGAATTAGCGTATCAGGCTCTACTGGTGCGGTAACTGTAACCAATACTGCCCCTGATCAAACGGTTGTTTTGACTGCTGGTACAGGAATTAGCACTAGCGGCACATACCCTAACTTTACTATTACCAATACAAGTCCAAGTTCAGGTGGTACGGTAACTAGCGTTACGGGTACTGCTCCAGTAGTATCGTCAGGCGGCAATACCCCAGCAATTAGTATGGCGGCCGCTAATGGTTCAACAAACGGCTATCTGACTAGCACCGATTGGACAACCTTTAATAACAAGGGTTCGGGAACTGTTACAAGCGTAGGCGGTACGGGTACGGTTTCAGGTATTAGTCTTAGCGGAACGGTTACTTCTTCAGGTAACTTAACGCTTGGCGGTACATTAGACTTATCAAGCCCCCCTGCTATTGGCAATACAGCACCAAATACGGTAGCTGGCACGGTCATTCAGGCTACAAACGGCATAGTTGTAAACAGCAACACGGTAGCAGCAAGTTACACAATACCAAGCGGTTCAAGTGCAATGAGTGCTGGGCCAATGACGGTAGCAAGCGGTCAAGTAGTTACCGTATCTAGTGGGTCACGCTGGGTAATTCTGTGAGTTTTTCAACTGCTTTTCAGGCTAATGCGTTTCAAGTAAATGCGTTCCAAATCTATATACCGCCTACGCCTACAGATACAAAGGCTGGTGGCGATGATGCGACATGGACTGAAGATGATTTAAAACGCTTACGCAAGCTATCGGCAAAGATAGCTGAACGGCAGCGCAAGTTAGAACAGGCCACAAAAGAAGCAAAAGCAGATCGCAAGAAAGCGTTCAAGGAACAGATTGATCCAACGCCTATTGCTAAAGTTAAGCAACCTAAAGTACAATCCAAACAAGAGGTTAAGGCTGATATACCGTTAGCTGAAACAGAAGATTTACAACGGTCTATAAGCTACCTTGAAAGACAACGGGATAACATCCTTGAGGCAGTAGCTTACAGACATCAGCAATATCTCATTCAAGAGCAATTGCGAGTAATGGAAGCCAAACGCTTAGAGGAACTCGATGATGAACAGGCGTTGATGCTTTTATTGTAAGGAGTGGCATGATTACTCAGGCCCAAGTCTTAGAATTGTTTGACTACAAAGATGGTGAACTTTATTGGAAAAAAAACACCGATGGCAAAAGGGTAATAGGCTCTAAAGCTGGTGGTGACTGCTTAAACAGCGGTGGCAGAAAAACTGTTTCTGTTTACGGAAAACGATGCACAGCAAGCAGGGTTATTTTTTTACATCAAAATGGCTATTTACCGTTTATGGTGGATCACATAAATGGCATACAAACAGATAACCGCATAGAGAATTTGCGACCTGCAACTCACCTTGAAAACAACAGAAATGCAAGAATTAGGAAAGACAATTCTTCAGGTTGTAAGAATGTAAGTTGGCGTAAAGACAGAAAAAAATGGTCTGTTGCAATAAAAATTGGCGGCAAACGCAAGAATCTTGGGTGTTTTGTGGATTTGGAACTTGCTGATTTAGTAGCCCATGAAGCTAGGGATTTGTACCACAAAGATTTTGCAAGGCACAAATGAACCCACACGCACAATATAAGTTAGCCTACGACAATTTACACGCTGGCAGATATGCTGCTGGCTTTAGGTTATTTGAGTACCGCTGGCATAAAGACATACTTGCCAATCAAACAATCCCCTATGCAAGACTGCCTGTAGCCCCTAAAACATGGCAGGGCGAATCCCTTTTAGGCAAAACTATCGCAGTACAGATGGAGCAAGGCTTTGGCGATGTATTTCAATATGCACGGTTTTTGCCAGCCTTAAAAGTCATGGGTGCTAAAAAAGTGGTAATTCTATGCGTACCTAATTTATTTGGTGTTTTAGGTCAAATGGAGTGTATTGACCAGCTAACCAACCTGACAGAATCAGGCCCTGCTCATGAATGTGATTACTGGATCGGCTCAATGTCGTTACCGTATTACATTGACTGCGCTATGCCCTATGTAAAAGCCTTATTTCCTATTAGCAATAAGAAAGTAGTAGGCTCAGAAGGCTATTTTGAAGCCGAACCGAGCAATATTCCTAAGAAAATAGGCGTAAATTGGTCTGCCAGCAAGGGAACATTGCATTGGATCAAGTCTATTTCCGCAGAACACATGGAAAAGCTAGTTGGTGACGATGTTTATAGCCTAAATCCTGAAACCAATGCCAACTTTAGACCGTTACCTGACGATGGCTGGAAGAAAGATTGGGCAATTACCGCTAAACACATGAAAGCAATGCGTGGCGTGGTTACGGTAGACACGGGAACAGCGCACTTGGCAGGTGCTTTGGGCGTTAGATGCGTAGTTTTGCTGCCAAAAGAGGAATTTGTATGCTGGAGATGGAAAAATGCCCGTTGGTATGACAGCGTTTGCCTGTTAAGACCTGATGAATACGATCAATTACCTGAAATTTTAAGGAGAATGTAATGTTGTGTCCGAAATGTGGATATTCCGAAGGAAATCATGTTGAAGTTAAGCAAACTGATGAGGAATTCTTTCTAGAATGGTGGACACCTACTTTGGGACTAGAAGAAGCCAAACGGTCATGGCAGGATAAGGTAGCCATGAAGTCTAGGGAAGCCCCAATGGTGATGCCTGACATTGCAGGGCACATTAGCATGGCTGATGGCACATGGGTAGGCAGCCGATCTAGCCACCGTGAGAACCTAAAGCGTAATAACTGCGTGGAAATAGGCGATGCTGTGCCAATGCAGAATAAACTTATTGAAATTAGCCGCAAAGATCAAGAAGCCCGTAAACGGCAGATTGCTGAAATTGCATACTCCAAACTTTCTTACCGATAAGGCAAACCATGTCAGATGACCGCAGAGAATTACTTGAAGCAGCTTTAGAACAAGCCGAAGAAGGCACACTTGAAACCCCTGTAGAAAAGGAGATTGAAGTAAATGACGATCCAATCCAAACCGAAAACGCCAGCGAAGAAACCAGCGTTGAAGAAAGCGACAACCGTGATGAAAAGGGTCGTTTCAAAGCCCAAGAAGCCAGTTCCGACCAAGATTCCGCTGAAGAACCTGACATGGTGGGAGAAACTAATGATGTTCCTGACGAGGAAATAAAACGCCCTACTACTTGGAAAAAAGAGTATGTCGATGTTTGGAACAAGATGCAGGAAGGCAAGCCGCTAGATAAAGCTGAGTTTGCTAAGTTTGCTGAATATGCCAACCAGCGTGAATCCGAGTACAAAAAGGGCGTTTCTGCCTATAAAGCCGAAGCCGACAACGCACGGCAGCTTACAGAAGCAATTGGTCAATTTGCACCTGAATTACAGGCACAAAACATTCACCCCGTAGCTTGGATTAATAATCTAGGTCGGGCGCACATGATTTTGACTAAAGCACCCTACCAAGAGAAGGTGCAGATGTTCCATAGACTTGCAGCAGATTATGGAATACAATTAAATTCAGATAGCTTACAAATGCCTGAACAGGCGTATGTAGACCCGTATCAACAACAGTTAATGCAACAACTTCAAGCTACACAGCAACAAGTTCAGCAACTGTCAGCGATTCGGGAGCAAGAAGAAAATGCTCGGTTGACCCAAGAAATCAATCGGGTAAGTAGTGACAGAGAGCGGTTTCCGCACTTTGAGATGGTACGGGAAGATATGGCTCAATTACTTGAGCGAGGTTTAGCCCCAAACCTAGAAACGGCTTATGCCAAAGCGGTGCGTATGAATGACGAAGCGTACAAACTGGAACAGGAAAAACTCCTGAAATCAGTTAATACCCAAGCGTCTAAGGCACAGCAAGTAGCAAAAGCTAAAGCAACTGCTGTTAGTCCACGATCCGTTACTCCTAGCGGTCAAGTGTCTAAGACAGATGCAAAGGATAGACGATCCTTGCTGATGGCTAATTTAGCCGATGCAGAGGGTGGTCGGGTTTAACTTAATCAATTAAAGGAAATATCATGGCATTCGCAAATAGCGCAATCACCGATATTATCGCTACCACCATTCAAAGTCGTAGCGGAGTATTGGCAGACAACTTAACACAAAACAACGCAATTCTTCAGCGTCTTAACTCCAAAGGGAATGTACGGCCTTTTTCAGGCGGTAATGTCATTCTCGAGGAAATTATGTACAACGATACCGCATCAAATAATGCTAATAGCTATAGTGGCTACGAAGTATTAAACATCACCCCTGATAGCCCAATCTCGGCTGCTCAGTTCTCTATCACTCAGTATGCTGACTCAGTAACCATGAGTGGTCTTGAAATGCTCCAAAACAGCAGCAAAGAAGCAATCATCGACCTTTTAGATGGTCGTATGCAAGTTTCTGAAGCTCGTCTGCTCAACCGCATTTCGGGTGACTTGTATGGTGACGGTACTGGTAACGGTGGTAAGAACATCACAGGTTTAGCCGCTGCTGTTTCTACTTCCCCATCCACAGGCACATACGGAGGCATAAATCGAGCCAACTGGGAGTTCTGGAGAAACCAAGCCACCACGGGGGCTGATTCCGCTGCTTTGATCCAAGCTGCTATGACTACTGCTGCTATCAAATCTGTTCGTGGTAATGATAAGGTAGACCTTATTATTGCTGGTAACACTTTGTATCAGCGTTATGTAGCTTCTTTGCAAGCGATTCAGCGTATTGCTGGTGTAGACGAAGGTGCAGCAGGTTTCGCATCCCTTAAGTTCTACGGTGGCGGTATGTCTGCTGATGTGGTATTAGGTGGTGGTATTGGCGCACAAGAGAACGCATTGTATATGTACCTCTTGAACACCGATTACATCTTCTTCCGCCCACACAAAGAGCGTAATTTCGTTCCTATCGGTGGCGAGCGTCAGTCGATCAACCAAGATGCAATCGTGAAGCTGTATGGCTGGGCTGGTAACTTAACCTGCTCTAACGCTTCATTGCAAGGTATCTTGACTGGTGCTTAATCAACTGACTAATTAAAGGAAAATATCATGTCATATAACATTACCCCAACCGCTGGTATTAACTTGGATTATGCTGTTGAAACTAATCCAAATTCTGCTGGCGTAGCTATTCCAACGAATGGCCCACTTGGTTCACAAGTGTTTGGTTCAGATGGTTTGCGTTATGTACTAGCAGTTACCAATGCAGCTATCACAGCTTCTACGGCAACTTGCTCCATCAATGCTTCAACATTTGTAGCTTCTCCTTCTGCTGGTACTTATTTAAGCCCAGCAATTGCGTTAGCTTCAGGTGATTATGCTTGGTTCAGCAAAGCTAGTGTTTAATAGCATTTTGTAGTAAAAACAGGGGGTTACCTTAATCGGTAGCCCCTTTTACCTTTAACTTTACCTAACTACTTAGGAGATTTAAAAATGGCTTTACCTTCAGACACACAAGGAGCAGATTCACGCTTACAAGTACGCTTTTACAAGAAATCCGTACAACAAGAGCAGGAATCTATAGACGCTGGCAGACCAATTTACAAAGACTTTGATTTTGTACACATCTGCGTTGCTGGGGATACCCTAACTGAAATCGACACTTATGCGCTTCAAAACCATAAGCAGCGTTTCCCTATTCAATGGGCTAATTACATGAATAGACAAGGAGCGCATGACGAGGAAGTGGTTGGAACGCCTTTATCGGAATGGCCTTTAGTATCAAAAAGCCAAGCCGAAGAATTAAGGGCAATTAAGTTCCAAACGGTAGAATCTATTGCAAATGCTTCAGATCAGCAGTTACAGCGCATGGGAATGATGGCAGGAATGTCACCTTATGCGTTTCGTGACAAGGCAAAGGCATTTTTAAATCTAGCAACAACAGCGGCAGAAACTGATAAGCGTGAGAGTGAAATTAACGCTTTGAAAGAAGAACTTGCCAAAAAGGAACTAGAAACTGCTAAAATAAAGGCAGAAACAGATGCGAAGTTAGCCCTAATGCAAGAGCAAATGGCTACTATACTTGCTGCTGTTGGTGAAAAGAAACCCCGTAAACAGAAAACGGTAGCCACAGAGGAAGCCTAATATGTCATCAACAATGCTCCAATTAGTACAGCAAGTCACCGCTGAACTTAACTTAGCCGTACCTACTTATGTGCAAGGCAACACAAACCAAGATGTGCAACAAGTCTTGGCTTTGATGAACCGTGCAGGGTACGACCTTGTTAAAGAACACAATTGGCAAGCATTGGAGTTGGAATATCGGTTTTACACCACAGCAATAACCACGACTTGTGACACTATTGCCAATACTTACAATCTGTTAAATGTTGGCAATGTCACAGGTTTGGATAACACTTATTCAATCGTTGGCACAGCTATTCCCCAAGATACCTATGTGGAATCTGTTGCAGGGTCAACGGTAACTGCTAGTCAGTTAGCATCTTCTACAAGCGTTGGCGGTACAGTTACCTTTAGTAAGACTATTTACCCATTGCCGCCTGATTACGAAACAATCACAGACAATACCCATTGGGACAAAACTAAACATTGGCAAATGCTTGGGCCAGTTGACGCACAGCAATGGCAATGGCTTAAATCAGGCTATATTTCAACAGGGCCTCGTGTCCGTTGGCGTATTCTTGGCAATCAATTTGAAATATGGCCGCCCTACAATACCCTAGAATACTTAGGTTTTGAATACCGTTCTAAGGGATGGGCGAGAAGTGCTACCAATGCTGTAAAAAACAGTTTTACCGCAGATACAGACACAACCGTACTTGATGATTCAATCATTGTATTGTTGACAAAATTAAAATATTTCCAAGTTAAATCGTTTGACACTACTGCATTGCAGCAAGATTATCAGCGTTATTTAAGCGTTGCCAAAGCCAACGATAAAGGCTCTGCTACCCTTTCTTTTGCACCGCAACCAAGTGCTGTGCTTATTGGCTGGGCTAATATCCCTGATACTGGCTACGGCAGTTAATTATGGCAGTCGCTAAAGGTCGCACAGCCGTAACTACTAGCTTACCTGCCCCTATTGGGGGGTGGAATGCTAGGGATTCTTTGGCTGAAATGAACCCACTTGATGCGGTTCAGATGGTCAACTTCTTTCCTACGCCTACCGATGTAACGCTAAGAAAAGGCTATACCAAGACTTCAACTGGCATTTCAGGTGCAGTTCTAGCCTTGATGAATTACAGCAGCCCATCCGTAAATAAGATGTTTGCCTCAAATGCCACCATTATTTACGATGCAAGCACTTCTACGGCTACCGCAAGTCTTACTGGCAACACGGATGGCAAGTGGATTCACACCATGCTTACAACGGCTGGTGGCTCGTTTATGCCAGCCGTAAACGGTGTAGACCCTATGGTCGTATATGACGGTACGCTATGGTCAAGATCAGCCACCACAAGCACAGCACAGACAATTAGTACCATTACAAGGGGTGGCACGGGAAACCTGACAGCGACCCTTACAACGGCTGTAGCGCATGGTTTAGTAACTGGTAATACGGTTACGGTAGCTGGCGCAGTACCAGCCGAATTTAATGGAACTTATAGAATTACCGTTACAAACGCAACGACTTTTACCTACACAATGACAACCGCACCTAGCGGAAATGCGTCTACCGTAGGCACTTATACCGTTAAATACTTTGTAACAGGGCTAAATTCCAACCAGTTTGCAAACATTAATTTGTTCAAAGAACGCCTGTATTTTGTGCAAAAAGACAGTCTTAGTTTTTGGTATTTACCCGTAGATTCAATCAATGGCGCAGTAACCGAGTTCCCTCTTGGCGGTATCTTTAAAAAGGGCGGCTACCTGCAAGCAATGGGAACATGGACTATTGATGCTGGTTACGGGGTAGATGATCTAGCCGCTTTTGTTACTTCTAACGGTGAAGTCGCTATTTACAAGGGATCAGACCCTTCCGACCCTAATGATTGGGCGTTAATCGGTATTTGGAACATCGGACAGACTTTTGCCCGTAAATGTTTATTTAAATACGGTGGCGATCTGCTACTTTTGACGGAAGATGGTCTTGTACCCTTATCCGCAGGTCTGCAATCTACCCGTTTAGACCCCCGTGTCAACATTACAGACAAGATTTTCTTTGCTATTAGCCAAGCTGCCGATTTATATGCCAATAATTTTGGCTGGCAAATCAATTACTTTGCCAAAGTTAATATGCTGATCGTTAATATCCCTGTAACAGGGGGTTCAGAGCAGTATGTAATGCACAACATTACAAAGTCTTGGGCAAGATTCACTAATATCAACGCAAATTGCTGGGAATTAAGTGGTGATGATATGTATTTTGGTGGAACAGGCTTTGTAGGTAAGTTTTATGACACTTTTGCCGATTCAGGAACAAATATTACAGCTTTCGTTCAGCAAGCGTATTCCTATTTTGACAGTCGTGGACAGCAAAAACGCTTTACCTTGGTTCGCCCAATCCTTCAGACCGATAACGGCTTACCTACCGTGCTTTGCGGTATAAGTACCGACTTTGATACCGTAAATTTAACCAATCAAATATCGTTTAACCCGTCAATCTTGAATACAGGTGAATGGGATTTAGACACATGGGATAACGCCAATTGGGGCGGTGGTTTGGTAACAACTAAGGTATGGCAGGGCGTGACTGGATTAGGCTATGCTGGCTCAGTTAGTATGAATGTGGTATCTCAGCGCATTGAGTTTCATTGGGCTAGTACCGATTTTGTAATGGAGCGTGGGGGAATCCTGTAATTGCGATCAGTTACTACTGAAAATCAACAGTACATGGGCGATTGGCTGGTACGCATTTTGAACCATCCATTACCCGAAACTACGCAATGTATAGGACAACTTAAAGACGGTAATTTAGTAGCAGTAGCAGGATATACCAATTTTATGCCAAAAGCCTGTGAAATACACATTGGCAGCGTTGGCGAAAATTGGGCAAGTCGGGATTTTTTGTGGGCAGTATTCGATTACCCCTTTAATAAATTAGGTGTTAGCGTTATACTAGGGCAAATTTGTGGCGATAATGAAGATGCCTTAAAATTAAACCGACACCTTGGTTTTAAAGTGGTAGCTGAAATACCTGATGCCCATATGGATGGGGATTTAGTAATTATGGCTATGAAAAAAGAGGAGTGTCGGTTTCTTAACATCCGATGCCCTCTAAACAAGGGAGAATGACATGGGTGGTGGTGGATTTTTAGGATTAGGGCCTGCGCCAAGCGCACCTGCTGCGCCTGACTATGCAGGAGCGGCTAGGGAAACTGCAGCAGGTAATGTGGATGCTGCCCGTGTAGCTACTGCTGCAAACCGTGTAAATCAAGTTACGCCATACGGTAGCCTTACTTATTCACAGTCAGGTACAGACGCTTACGGCAATCCTACCTATACTGCTACACAAGCATTAAGCCCCGATCAACAAAGATTATTAGAAACTCAAAATCGAATTAGTGGCAGTCTAGGCGATGTAGCTACTAAAGGCGTAAGTTATGTTGAGAATATGCTCAACACCCCGTTTAATACGGCAGCATTACCTACTACTGGTTTTAACCCTAGCCAGTCGTATCAAGATGCGTATATGCAGCGTTTACAGCCGCAAATTACGCAAAACCGTGAAGCATTGCAACAGCAATTAGCCAACAAAGGCATTGACATTGGCTCTGTAGCGTATGACCGTGCAATGCAGACACAAGCACAGCGTGAGAACGATTTACTAGCTGCCGCTACTACACAAGGCTTTGGCGTTGGTCAGCAAGCCCGTCAACAAGCCTTGCAAGAACAAGCCTATCTGCGTAACGAACCACTTAACACCCTTTCTGCGGTGCGTACTGGTTCACAGGTAACAGGCCCACAATTTGTTAATTCGTTTAATCAAGCGACAACGGCTGGCCCTGATTTGTTAGGTGCTGCTGGTATGCAATATAACGCCCAAATGGGTGACTTTAATGCCAAACAAGCTGCACAAGCCAACCTTAATCAAGGCATATTTAGCCTTGGCGGTGCAGCTTTAATGTCTGACATTCGCACTAAAGAAAACATTAAACACATTGCTTGGTTACCTAATGGTTTACCCGTATATACATATGAATACAAAGATGAATTTAAGGATCACCCATTAGCAGGTCACGGAACGCACATAGGCGTGATGGCACAAGAAGTAGAAGTTATGTACCCTAATGCTGTAATAACCCTTGATAACGGCTATAAAGCCGTAGATTACGGACAATTATGAACTCATACATTATGCCAATGCAGCAACCCCAAGACCTTGGCGGTTTAAGCCCATATTTTCAAAATATTGCACAGCAACAAGCCATGCAACAACAAGCTATGCAACAAGGTTTAAACCTAACCAATCAAGCAGGAATGACGGTTGATGGCAAGCAAGCTGGTGCTGGATATAACCAAATTGCTATGGCTAATGCGTTGCGTAAAAAAGACCGACCTGCGACTGTAACGGATTACAGCCAACCTATGCCTGATGCTCCTGCATATACCGATCCAGCATACCAATACGCAGGATATTAATATGGCTACATTACCAGCAATCAATCTTGGCGGTAGCAATTTACCACCCGAAATCTTAGGGCAGCAACAGCAATTAAACCGCCAGCAACAAATGGCGCAATTGCTTATGCAACAAGGTCAGCAAATGCCGTCAGGTCAGATGGTTAGTGGGCGTTATGTTGCGCCTAGCTTCTTTCAATATGCTGCGCCTTTATTTCAAACATATACAGCTAAAAGCCTTGCAGAAAAAGGCGATAAACAAGCACTAGAGTTAGCCGCTGCATTGCGTAAGCGTTACGGTGATGAATTAACCGAATACCAAAACTTAGTCAATCCAAGACAAACGGAAATGGCAGGGCCTACCCCTACAGGCGCACCATTAATGTCAAATGCGCCTGATCGTCAAGCTGCTAACTTGTTTGCTGCAAACGCATATAACCCTGCATTGCAAGCTGTTGGCATGAAAAATTTAACGCAAGGGCCTAAATGGGAAAAAGCCAGCTTTACTGATGAGAAAACAGGCAAAACCCGTGAAGGTGTTATTGATGTTAATTCACCTGACCCAATTAGCACTTTCCAAGTTGGTGGTGTTAAGCCTGAAATGTCTGCTTATGAGCGAGCAAGTCTAAACTTAAAAGCTGGCGATCAAGCTATTTCAAGAGCAAACCTTTACTACAACACAGGTATGGGTGCTGGTGGCGGTGGAGTACCTACTGGCGCACCAATGGGCAATGCCCCTGCTGGCGCACCAATGAACGCTCCTACTGGAGTGCCAATGGCAGCACCTACAGGTAATGTTTCTGCTGCTGGCGGTATGCCAATGGGTAACGCACCTGCTATGCCAATGGCCAATGCTCCACAGCCACCAAAAAACAGCTTTACTCCTGCCGTACAGCCGCAATATCAATACAATCCGACTATATCGCCAAAAGCCAACCAAGAAGCAGCAGCTAAATTTAGCGATGAATTAGCTAAAAATCAACGAAACGCTAAAGATAGTTTTGATTTAATGAAATCAGCTTCAACCTTGTTGAGTTCAGAAGCACCAAGTTCAGGCAGATTGTCTAATATTGTGACTGGCACTAGAGAATTTTTTGGTGGCGGTGGCGAAGCATCTAAAGCTGATGCAAGATTAACTCTGTTGTCAGGTGCTTTGACAATGAAGCAGCCAAGGTTTGAAGGCCCACAAGGTGTAATGGATGTTATTTTGTACCAAAAACTTGCTGGTGATTTAGGCAATCCAAACATTCCAATTGCTTCACGCTTGGGAACTATTGAGGAAATGATTGATTTGCAGAAAAAATATTACCCTGAAGGTAATTGGGATAGCATTAGTACAAAAACCAAAAGTGACGTTAAAACTGAAGCTGCTAGATCGGCTGGCAAAGTATCTGTTGGCGCACCGCAATATGCTAGAAATCCAGCAACTGGTGAACGCATAGTGTCTACAGATGGCGGTATTAATTGGAAACCAGCGAGGAATAAGTAATGGCACTTCCAAAAGGATTCGTACTAGAGCAAACAAGCGGTTTACCCGCTGGATTTGTTATGGATCAAGGAAACATCATTACCAGCGATGTTCCTACCGTAGTAGGCTCAGTTCCAAATCCACCTGTAGTACAAGGGCCGCCCGTTACCATGATGGATCGGGTAAAAGCGTTGTATGAAGTTCCAGCAGCCATTGTTTCAGGCGCAGCAGCACCATTTTTAGGAATGGGTGCAGGTGCTATAGAAAACATCAAACAAGGCACAAGCAAGCGTCTTGATAGCCCTGAGTTTGGGCAGCGTTTTCAATATCAGCCTACTAGCCCTGTAAGCCAAGACATACTGCAAGGCATTGGTAATGTGCTTGAAGCCAGCAAGTTGCCCCCTGTCATTCCTAGCGTTGGTATGCTTCCTAGTTATGCTAGAGCAGCGGGTGGTACACCTACACAGGTAAGACAAGCTGCACAAACGGTACAGGAAACAGGCCCAAGAATTGCACAAGCCCTTAGACAAGTTGCACCACCCCCTGCCCCTGCTTCTACTATGTCAGGCGTAGGCGCAGCAGAAGTTCCGTTAGCCGCACAAAGAGTGGAAATGGCTAGACAGTTGCGTGTTCCTATTGATTTAAGCAAAGGTCAAGCTACTAGAAGCCTAGCAGATCAGCAGTTTGAAGCTGAAACAATGAAAACCTATCCTGAAAGCGTAGGCAGACCATTGATTGCAGCCCAAGAATTAAGAAATACTAAAATTGGTCAAAACTTAGATGCTTATGTAGATGCTACAGGTGCTAGAGTAGCCAATGAGTAGAGCATCTGAAGAAGGTCAGCAAAAAGTTAATGTGCAAGGAATTATTGACCAACTTGACAATATGGAAGCAGAAGCCGTTAATGCTCCAGTTATCAATAGCGCAAAAATTAAGTTAGGCCAATTAGCCAAAGATGGCGAAATGACACTTAACGAGATAGAAGAAGTGCGCAAGATGGTTAATAGACTATCAGGCGATAGCCCTAGCAATATGGCGTTTGGTGGCGATATTAAGAAAATGATTGATGTAGTTACAGAAAACGCTGGCGGTGATCTGTTTAAAGAAGCAAGGCGGTTAAGAACTAAGTTTGCTAATCAGTTTGAAAACATTGGGTTAATTAATGATTTATTGAGCAAAAAGCCAAATTCTAATGATAGAGTTGTTGCTTTAGAAAAAGTATTTGACCATTCAGTAATGCAATCTGACTTAGATAGCTTGATGGCGTTAGGCAGAACTCTGAAAAAGACACCTAATGGACAACAGGCTTTCAGAGAATTGCAAGGTCAAACCATTGAAAGCATTAGAAATGCTATTACCAAAAACATTGAAACAGATTCTTTAGGTCAGCGCAATTTCAATCCTAAACAATTTGACACAATCGTTAAAAATTTGGATAAATCAGGAAAATTAGACTATATGTTTGGCAAGTCAGGCGCACAAGAAATTAGAAACCTGAGAGATACTGCAATAACGATTAATTCCCCAGTTAAAGGCATTAATCAGTCTAATACTGCTAGTGCAATGGACAAAGTGTTAAACAAGCTAATAAACAGAATTCCGTTAGTTGGCCCAATGGTTGAAGTAGGATCAGAAGCCTTAGAAAAGCAAAAGCTAACCAAACAAGTGCAAGAATCATTAAACTATACGCCTGAAAAAATAGCAGATGAGTTAAGAAAAGGGAAAAAATAATGTCAAGAAACGGATCAGGGGTTTACTCCCTTCCTGCTGGAAACCCCGTAGTAACTCAAACTACGATTAGTTCATCATGGGCAAATAACACCATGAATGACCTAGCTGCTGCTATGACTGATTCGGTGGCGGCAGACGGTCAAACCCCAATGACGGGTAATTTAGACCTAAATACCCATAAAGTTGTTAATTTAGTGGCAGGTACGGTAGCTGGTGATGCTATTGAATACACCCAATTTACTGCTGCTTTTGTAAACCCTGTATTTGGCGGCACAGGCTTTATGCTGATTCCAAAAGGAACTACAGCACAACGCCCTGTAAGCCCTGTAAACGGTGAAATCCGCTATAACACCGATACAGCGCAGTTTGAAGGCTACCAAGGCGGTGCATGGGGTCAATTAGGCGGTGGTGCTACAGGTGGTGGCCCTGATGAAGTATTTGTAGAAAACGGTGTAACGGTAACAACAAATTACACGCTTTCTACTGGAAAAAATGCTGAATCTGTTGGCCCAATTACAGTAAACTCAGGGATAACAGTAACAATTCCTTCAACTCAAAGGTGGGTTATATTATGAGCCTAGTCTTACAATCCAGCGGTGGTGGTCAAATCACCATCCAAGAGCCAACAACGGCTAGTAACTTTACGGCTACCATGCCAGCCGCTACAGGCGAAGTAATGGTTAGCGGTAATATGCCAGCGTTTAGTGCTTATCAATCTATTGCACAAACTGCAATTGCAAATGCTACTTTTACAAAAGTGCAATTTCAAACTGAAGATTACGATACTAATTCAAATTTTGATAGCACCACAAACTATCGTTTTACTCCTACGGTAGCTGGATATTACCAATTTAATTCGGGAGTTAATGCTTCCCCTGCCATTGCGGCTGGTGGTCAACTTATATCTATTTATAAAAATGGCGCAGAATTTAAAAGAGGACAACTTGTTTCAGTTGTAACTGGAATAGGGGCTGGTTCAACAGTTGCTTCACAAATGTATATGAATGGTTCTACTGATTATGTTGAAATTTATATTTTTCAAAATTGTGGCTCAACATCAACAATAAGTACAGGAACTTTTTATACATATTTTAATGGTTCAATGGTAAGGAGCGCATAATGTACGACAAAATCATGGCTCTATATCCTAGCCTTACAACTCAGGATTTTTTAACTGTAATCACACTACAAAACGATTCAGACGGCAAAGGCGATTACATAAAAGCGTGGAATCATCCTACACTAGCTAAACCAACTGACGAGGAATTAGCATGAGCCAGTTACAAGTAAACCGAATAAACGATGCAAGCGGTGGAGTTCTAGCACCCATTAGTTCAGTCATGCGGAATCGCATCATAAACGGTGCAATGGTTATTGACCAAAGAAA